TAAGATAGACGCCCCACCGATCGTACGACTGTCGGCAAGCCATGACAATTGATCGTCTGAATACCAAACGTTTACGTCTGGATCCAGACGATATGCAGCACCAAGAGCTTCTTTCGTCCAAGCAAAGCAAGTACGATTATCACCTGTTTTAGGTAATTTACCGTTGGTGTTTTTGTCACTAACAATTATGAAATTAAAGCCTAAGAAGGTATTAATATCACCACGTACCAAAGCGCGAATACTGTTATAATCGGCACTCGTTATTTTTTCGAGATTCAATAATGAAGTAAGCTGCTTTGGGCTTATAGTGATAAAGTAACCATCTGGTGCTTCTTCATCCATCAAATACTCTTTAGCTGCAAGCAATTTCTCTAGTGTCATATTGGTTGTACCAACTGGCACCGATTCAGTTGCTAGATCTAAAGCAGTAATTTTCCAAGCATCACGTTGACGGCCATATGCGCCAGCATGAATGTTAGCCCACAATGCACGCTCAGTTGCATTGATCAAACTTTCCTCACCTTTGTCGATTCTGGTACGTAATACCTTATCTTGATAGGTGGTAGTGATTTGAGTGTGGTCCAACATCGTTGGGGTGATAGTAGAAGAATATGCGCCGCGGTCGACCATCTCAGCATTGCCGAGTCTTGGCCATTTGTACGCATCGCCCTTTGCTCCGTGAATCTCTAACGAGGTTCCCGAAAGTTTTTCGCGTCTTTGATATTCTTGTAAAAAGATATCTCTAAATTGCTGAATTGCAATATTTACGGTTGGATCTGCCATTTTCTGACCTCCAAAATAAATTAAATTTCCTATAAAATTTATTCTGGTTCGAGGTATGCTCTATATTGGACAGACCAAAAAAAAGAGGCCTCAAAAACCAAGAATGTATCTCAGTTTCCGGGCCTCTTTTTCATGTTCACAATGACGTGAAAAACCGCTTTGCGGAATCTAATTGTCTATAAATCTAGCATAAAACGGCTAAAATGTCAAGATTTTTTGTCTTATCTTCCACCATATTTTGCCTTATATTTCTCATCAACCATCTTCTGATAACTAGGATCAGATAAGTATTTACGATTGTTTAACATTTCTCTAAGCTCATGTGCAGGTGTTGAATCAGAGTTATTTTGCTCATCACTTGACGGTACTTTTCCGTAACTCATTTTATCGCGCATCGATCGAAAGATATTAAAAGCATCAGCAAAGTACATCATATCTTTCATATCTTCCACATTGCAATTCGGGAAGTTTTGGCCAAACCATTGACACATCTCGTCAATCTTTTGTTTTGCCTCCTCAGCACCACCCAATTTTTCAAGCTCCATGTTCTGAAACTCTGTGAGTTCTTGGCTTTGTCTTTGGTCTTGAAGATTGCTGTATTCGACAAACATTTTCACCGTATCGGTATATGCTTCCTGACTCATCTTATTTTTCTGCGCAAACTCTGTGAAGTCTTTGAGCAATGGGTCTTCCATATCAAGTTTTACATCTTTGTAATCATTGCCTAGATCAAGTGAATACTCTTTAGGTGAACCAGAAAAAGCACCAAGCTTTTGACGCATCTCTTGTGCGCTTTTGGCTTGATCCGCAACGGTATTATATTGTTTATCATTAAACCATTCTGGCTTTTCGCCTTGTCCTTCAACATCAGGTGCCATATACCACTTAGAACCTTCCTGTGACGTTTCTGCTGATTGTTCTTGTTGCGTTGGTTGAACGCCTGCGGCTGTGGCTAAGTTACCTGCTGTCTGCTCAGAGACAGCTTGTGTTCCTTGTGCGCTTTGTGTTTCTTCGTTCATAATTTAAACCTCCTCTGGTTTTGGTGTAGTTACAGTAATAGGCGGTGTTTTTTGCTTTTCTTCATTAACAGCTTTTAAAAACTGTCTAACTAAAGAATTTTGTCCTTCACGGAAATAAGCATAAGATGCTGCATCTTGAGGGGATGCTACAGTCTTATACAAAAATTGATCTACTAAAAACTCTAATAACTCTTTACCACTTGATGTATTAAAAACATTACATATTAGTTGGCTTAGTTTATTTGTGTTTTCAGAAAGTTTTTTTTCGTGTTCTTCTTTGATGGAATCTATTGCATCCCATCCTTTAAGTTTTGTATCCATAAGATATTCCTCTGGTTATTGTGTTCCTCCTGGTGAACCCATAGGGGTTGGTAATTGCTCCTGTCCTGTCTCACCTGCTGATACTGGTTGTTGTCCTTTCTGTGCTTGCGCTTGTGCTGCTTCTTGTGCTTGTTTTGCAAGATTGTTTAGTTTCTCTTGAATTGCATTAGAATCATTTAATAATTTTGCAGGTACACCCATTTTCTCAGCCATATATCCTGGAATTTCAGGGAGATTATACGTTGCGGTAATTCCTGTTGCGCCGAAATTGCTTTCTATAAATTGAATATGCGCCTCTAATCTCTGTGCATCTTCTTGATTCTGCATATCTAAAAGAGGGGATTGGTAATTAACAGCGATTAATTTATTATCGAATTTAAGATCAATGGTTTTACCTTTGACTTCAATATCTGATAGAATATTTTTCTTACGCAATATTCTTATGCATTTATCTAATACATCATTAAGCCACTCAGAAGTTAAACGGCTTGCTGTTGCTGCATTCTTTCTCGTCCAGTTAAGCTGTCTGATCTGTGTTTGTGTTGCTGTTTGATTCGTAGTTTGTTCAGGCGCGCCCAAGGGATCTACTGATAAAGCATCTTTGATATTTTGAATTAACATCTCACGATAAGCTTGCTCGAATTGAACGTCACCACCAACTTGAAATGGTCTTACTGGATCTTTACCAGATACAGACGGCTCGATTACAACGGTATCTCCTGCATTCATCTTAAAATTATGAGGATTTAAGACTGCGTTACTTTCAACTAAAGTAATCGGAAAAGCGCGCATTGACGCACCTCGCAGCCCCATCTCCTCAAACTTATTAAGCTTTTTAATGTCCGGTAAGACTTTTAATACTGGTCCTCTACCTAATATCTCACCAGGTGATACATTACCCCTAAACCCAATAAACGGGCTAAATTCGCGCCATTCAGTTAATAAATCCTTAACACCTGATCGCACATGTTGTACATAATAAAAGAATTTCTTTTCATCTGGATTAGTTGGATAGTTAATACATCCTTCGATAAGCTCCACTTTCTCTTCTGGATTATTTTTAAGCAAGCTAGATAACGTATCATCTAACGTAATATCTGGCCATTTTAATGGCACTAATCGCACTGAAATATTCCACTTACGCCAGAAGTTTCTTAGCGTTCCATCTGTGCCTTCTGAAACTGCAACTTGAGATAAAGGAACGGAAAGAAATTCAAAGGGCTTATCATCTGTGCCTTCATTTAAAATTAAAACTCCGGTACTTACTGCTAAATCTTGTAATGACTCATTCGCCTTTAAATTAAAGTTAGATGAATCAAGATACATAAATAATGTCTCTGTATAGTCTTCTAAGATTTTTTTAGCTTCTTCAAATTCGGTATCGGTTAATTTTTGAGTCTTCTTAACTAAATCCCCTGGTACAAGTTTTGCCCATCTTGTATATGCAGGTGTTAGAATCGATTGAATGTTACTCGCATAATCTTGCACTGCATCGATTGCCGTAGAATCAAATACATCATTCATGCGGCTTGAACCTTCAGTTTGTTTGAAGAAATCGTCACGATCGGGAATTGCATATCTATACGCAGTTTGAAATAAATTTAACCATTGATCCATACGTCCTTGCGCATCTAAATAACGCTTGTGACGCTGTTGTGGTGTTTCCTGTGCTATTTTCTCAGCCATCCTAGCCTCCGATTAAATCAGTTTGATCTTGATCTGCTTGCTCTCCAACTGTGCCACCACGTCTACGTTTTAAAATCTGCAAACGTTGCTGCATTAATTGGCGTGATTTCTCCTTCTTCTCAGCTTCCTCACGTTGCAATTCTTGCTCTGCTGGATCTGGTTTTTCTCGCGATGGTAATACTCCGCCCATATCTAATCCTCCTTAAAATTAGGTAAAAAATTTATCTTTTCAACTTCGTTTTTCTCAAATTTTTTCCTGTTTTTGCGTAAGTTTTTAACAACACCATAAGGCGTTGCACCTTTTAATTTAGTTCCTAAAATATATTGCACAATAGATACGCAGCTTATGAGTCGTGGTATAAAAAAATGCCACCATTTATATTTAATCTTTTTTATTTTTTTAGGGTTTATTTTCATATAAATGCATTCTTTTGCATTAAAAAAATCTATTAGTTCAAAAGGTAAATCTCTATCGATATCAAAAGGGAGCGGTTCAAATTTTAAATGCGTAGGCCATGGATCAATTATATACCATTGGTTTTTATCTTTAGTTAAAATAGCAATATGGCCATGTCCTCTACAAAACCAATTCTGTATTTTGCTTTGACCTTTAACAAAATATAACCAGTATTCCTGAAAAGAATTTTTTACATGCGGTATTTCGGAAATTTTTACAAATCCCTTTCTTTTATTCGTTGCCTTAACTGCCATTTGTCCTTCCTTACGACAATAAAAATCGTTTCAGGCTGTCCATAAGCCTTAATCTTCATTGCCTCATCCTCACTGTTTTCAGCAAGGATAAAGCAATAGTTTTTCTGTTCACGCTTAACTAAGCCTTCGATTTCACTCGTTAGCTTAATTGTGCTTATGTAGTTAGCCACTTTTCTTTTCTGGCTCTTTTACTTTTGTATCTGCTGGTTTTGCTGGCTCTTTAGAATCAACAATAGGCTTGATTTGACCCAACAAATTATTAACTTCTAAAAAACTTATCGGTAATCCTTTCGTGTTAGTAAAAAAATTAACGATAAAATCACGCACTTCTGCGCTTATTTTGTACTCCATAGTTTTCTCCTCTGGTTGGTTAAAAAAATCCTTATAAAAATTAATTCAAAACACTTAATGTTGCCGTAGCATTAACTAAGTTTCCGGTTAATCCTGTATTTATAATTTCTACTTCAATATAATCATTTTCGGCCAATACCATAGGAACACCAGCTAACGAACCACTTTGATCTTCTGAAGGATAGTTACCGGTTCTTGTGGTACATCCAGGAATTTCCGTGCTTCCATTTTTTCTAACTCGCGTTTGGATATTATAGTTTGGGATGCCGCCTGTGCTATCGATATCATAGTTATATTCTAGTCGATAAAGCCCGTCTTTTTTTACAGTTATGCGACTCGGATTAGTTACAGTTTCATGTTCGATTATTTGATCTAGGGTTTGCACATCAGTTGTGTCAAAAGGAATTGCTGTGTAACTAGTAAAGTTACTAGCTGCCCATGTTGCATTCCTTCGCGCAAGAGTTGTAACCCATTGCGTGCTTACGTCAAGCCATCCTGTAACGCCATCAGCTCGATATGCACCGGCAATCCTTGCTGTATCTCCCTCATATCCCAGCACAATTTTACTATTGTTAGTTCTAAAAACATTGCTTCCTGATAATTGAATTGTAACCGTATAAGTTGAGCTATTATTAACAATCCAGCACGTTCTTAAAATAGCATCTGGCGGTAAAGTTGAAGCAAGCGGCACGGTGATCGTACAGTCGCCGCTAATATTAGCACAATCGATCGCTTTATCTTTTAAAGGATCTAACGTGTGAGTTGTGCCGGTCAGCACGGTTGTAACTTTTAAATCATTTGGGTTTGTAATATTTCTACTCATCTTTTTCTCTCCTTAAAAAGTAAACCAGTTAGTGCCGTCGCAATAGATGCTTCTTGAATCTCCACCACCAAATTCGATATCGTCCGCAGTGTCGATTTTTTCAGATCCTTGTGTGTCAACTGTGACTGTATAAACTGTCGCAAAACCACTCGCATCTTTGATATGAATAACACGACCCGCCGTAACTTGAGCGGTTGGTAATGTAATCGTACAATCACCTGTTGCTGTGCGCGTTACATGTAAAATGTAATCATTAATTAATAAGCTATATGTTGATCCGCTTACCGTTGTTATATCTCTAAATATACCGTTAGCAGTATTAAAGTTACCGTCAGCATCGATATGTGCTTTTGTACCATCTGATATACAGAAATTTAGATTTTTAGTAGTTCTCGAATTAACACAAGTTGTGCCATCTTCGGATTGCTGTATGGCATAGTTTGTGCTTTCTCCAACACGCGCAACATGAGATAAAAACATTACATCTGTTGTTGGTGAAGAAAAAGCCGCACGTCCAAAGTGTGATGTTGCGTCAGTATCAGACTCAAATTTTAATGCGCCTTTTGTTGCGTTTGATGTTGAAACTAATACTAAATCTTCGCCACTACCTGTACCACCATTTAATGTTTGACCGCTAGATCTTCCAGCTAGTAAAGCAAACCCATCTCCACCTAATTGCGACCACTGTGTGGCTGAAATTGTAGTAGTATCGATATTCGCAAGTTGCGTTACTTCCGCACTTGTTAAATCCAAAATTCCATTGGTATTTATCGCGGCACTTGTAAGCAAAGTATTGTCATCCGGCGTTCCAACCGCGGTCGCTATATTATTAACTGTCGTGCCGGAAGGTAATTGAAATGTTCCACCAGAAACATTTAACGAAGTATCACATTCTAAGCCACCGGCATTAACAAGCATACTTCCTGTTACTGTTACATCGTGCGAACCGCTTGGTGTATTAGTTCTAAAACCAATTTTATTAGTGCCTGAATTAATATATAACAACGGGTCAGTTGCATCGCTACCCCAAAAATGATAATTTAATGAGTTAGTTCCACGATTAAAATGTACATTTGTAGAAGCTCCACCAAAGTCAAACTCTATTCTGTCAGAATAAGGCACAACATTCATAAATGAAGTTGCAGAATTTTTAACTGATAACGTATCATTAACAGTGGTTTTTCCTGCGATATCTAAACCATTTGTTATTGAAGATCCAAAAGTCATGTTTGCAGTTGTTGCATTCGCAGAGAGACTTACGCTTGCATTACTATCTCCGCCATAAGTTGCCGTATATGTACCTGCAAAGTTACCATTTCCAATGACTTCAAATTCACTCACGCTATTAAGGGTTTGAGTCTGCAACTGCATAACGTTACTACTTACAGAATATAAGTAGCCGTTCATGTCCACATCGGCATTTATGCTTGTTTTTTTTGTCGCTGTATCAATTATAAATGCTTTGCTTCCGGTCACAACAGCACCGGCGGCAACCCCATCTGATACTACAATTTGAAAAGTATTCGCAATTTTTTGTACGATAACGTTACCATTAGCCGACGAAGATCTAATTGTGCTATCAGAAGGTTCGTAGTAACAATCCCATAATTCACTGATCGAGTCGTGATTGCCATATAGGTTATAACGAACTGGATACGTAACATCCAAACTAGTAAAAAACTTAGTATCATCACCTAAATTTGTCGGTGTTAAAACACCTCTGCTTGATGGTGCAGATCTATCCCAATTATCTTCTCCACTTACGGCGTCATCGATGTAGCCCTGCGTTGCGAGTTTATCGTTATCGCTCGTGCCGGTTGAAATACTTAAGATTGATGTTGTTACGCTGTTTATTCTGATATCTAACTGATTGTCCGTACTCCAATCTATAAAATTATCTGCATCTCTACCAACGGATAACGCTGCATTCCTTAACGATGTTATATCTGTGTTCGCACCAGAATTTGCTTTATTATTAAACGTATTCCAGTCAGTCGATGATAGATAACCGTCAGTTGATGTGTCTGATTGTCGCATTTGATATGCGTCTGCTATACTCATTTTTAAATCTCCTATATCCTTGTCACTAATCTACCAGAACAGATCCCTCCGACCGGAATATCAATAGTTTTTGTGCTAAGTCCTATTTTCACTCTAAATACTGCGGTATCACCTGACACCATTTTTATCTTTGTCGTACCTGATAAAGTAGCTTGATCCGACGCTAAACGAATGCCTTGAGGGTTTAAGTTTTGCATAGCCCAATTAGCTGTTGCAGCTCCCGTGCGATACACGCTTAGAGTTGCGTTAGTATATGAAGTGGTAAGATTATTCAGCGGTGCAATCATGTCAAACTCGTAAATACCGTCATCTGGCGCAGTAAATACTCCAGTCGATGGATTGTAATGATTACCTAGATTCGTCTCGATTGTGTTGTAGACAATATCTGCATCAGTGTCATCACCTGTAAGGCCAGTTATTGTGCCATTATTATACGCAACAAAAAGCTCGGCTTGTGTCGCATAATTTATATCGTAATCAATCCAAAAACTTCTTATGCCATCATTTGATCCTAACGCAAAACTTGGGGGTGTAGTAATCCACATTAAAGTAGTACCTGAAATTGTGTAGTTAACTCCATAAATTTGCTTGATACCGTTATAATAAAGTTGTGAGTATTGAGGTGTGACCGGAGTATTGCTTAATGTAAAACTTGTAACCCCACCAGCTCCTAATTGTGCGGTTAAATTCTCGGCAATGATTCCAGCCGCCGCAATGATTTCTTGCTGCACAAACGCGGTTGTAGCAAGCTTTGTGGTATTATCAGTCGGCGCTTGAGTGGTTCCGGTCGTGCCGTTCGGTAAATCTGTGTTAGAACTTAAGTCACCTGACGCATTCGTCTGTACAATGCCGTTTGATACTGCCAAGTCATTTAACTTAACGTTATTAGCGGTAATCTTATATGCACCTGCGTCCCAGTCTGCCGTTAAGGGCAACGTTCCGTCTCTGCGTACTGCATCAAGGAATGTTTGAATCTGTGTCACTGTACCTTTTTTGGTCGTAGTGTCTGTGTCATCAACCATCGCAAACAGATCCGCACCAGCTATTGCCGGCATTGGATCTAATTGTGTGATCTTTTTATCCCCAGCATTTGGCACAAGCATTGCTGCGATAATCTCTTGTATTTCATCAATCTGAGGGGGGGTTAAAACTGCCATGTTAAATATCTCCTTTCCTTGCCTACAATAAAATGTTATTTCCATCCTCTTGTAAGATTTCAAATCCGTTCTCTTGTAACAATCGATCGTTAACGATAGGTGGATGACTGCCGCTCATCGCAGTGCCTTTCCAGTACAATGCTTTGAGAGGGGTAAACCAGAATCGTAAACCTTTATATAAACTCTTGATCATTTTTTGACCCTACCTATAGAACGATACGCTTATATCCGTATCATTGCGTGCGATAAAGTGAAGCACACTAACGTCTGTAACGTCTAAAGCATCGAAGGCTACCGCTGCATCAGTTTGGGTGAACGCACCCGTCGGCAATGCAACTGTGGCGTCACACGCTACAACCCAGTAATCATCACCTGATATAAGGGCGCGTGTAGCTCCCGTAGGTACAGCTAGAGTCATCTCAACACTTGCTGTTAAACGCCCTGTATATCCGTCTGTAGACGGCTTTATGACGTACACTGGTGTTGATTCTCTATCTCTTGCGCTAGTTAATTGTTCCATGATTGATACTCCTATTGTGAAGATGCTATGGCTTTCGCCTGTAATTCTTTGGCTTTGCGTCTTGATATGTTGCGACGTTTCGCAAGCGTTCTAATTGCTTTCGCGCGCTTTGGGCTTGCTTTGCTTTTGATTAGCTCACTGATATTGAATGATTTTGCCTTTTCAGACTTTTCTTTCATTAATGGCATTTTCGTCTTCCCTTTCGTTGTAAAAAGCTTCTGCGTGTTGCCAGCAGAGGTTGCGCATCTCAATTAAAACCGGGTTATCTGTCTTTTCGTAAAGATGTCCGCCGTCTCGTGTGAAATACACTGCATAGATTGTTGAGGCTAGTCGGCTTATTGCCTCGTCTTGAGTCATTATTTATCACCTTTTTTAAGCGTATCTCTGAATGATAAAGCCTTCGTGAGCATCTCTTTAACCTCTGTAGCTTCTTCAGTCTTAACAAGCGCACCGATGATATTCGCTATTTGCTCGCCTTCCTTAGCTGATATTTTCCCTTTTACGATCGCAGTAAGAACCTTAGAAATTATCTCGACTGGAGTATCTTCTTTGGGATCGATATCAAGATCGTTATATTGCTTCAAACGATTAAATCGCGAGTAGTTTTCAGGATCGATGCGCTCAACCATTGTCATAGCTGCCTGCCAGTATTTCGGATCTCGGCCTGCTTCCGTGACGCAATCAACAAGTGATCGAACATATTGCTGTTTAGCTGTGTCCATCGCATCAGCTAGTTTGATATAAATGCTTTCTTCCGGGGTTTTATCTTCTTTTTCGTCTTCTAAAGCTTTAGATCGCCAATACTGACCTGTTTTAGCTTTGACACCTGAGAGAAGATAGGCGTTTTTGAATGAAGATCCGGTACTGACAAATTCACATATTTGCTTGATTAGCTCATCCGTTAAGCCTACGTGACGCATAATTGCTCCTTTTATGCACAATGAACTCGAGTTAATCCGATTAACCGAGATAACCTAATAATGTAATTATTTCAATGAGTTATTGATTGATGTTATATCACATATTGAGGATTTT